GTTATAAACAACATCCCCGTATTCTCGTTCTTCATATAGGACGAGTTTCTTTATTTTCCAATCTAATAACACATTAAAGAATATATGTTTATCGATATCTTCTATTGCAACACCAATTTCATATCGATGAATATATGTTCTTATACCTTTTAACCATAGCTCATGAGATGCACGCTCAAGAACTGAGTTATCAACTTTGTCGCTTGATAATAAATCAAAAACAAACATTGCTCTTAACTCCTAGTCAAAAGAAAAGGACCAATTACGGTCCTTTTTATTTATATTAACTAGTGTTATGCTTTTCCAGCTAAACGTTTAAATCTAGCTAGCGGGTCTTCATCAGCAGGTGCATCTACAGTCTCAGGTTTTGCTTTTTCTTTTTTTACTTCCGGAGCAGGTTTTTCTTCTTCTTCGTCACATACAAATGGTGGAAGCCCATCATCGTCGTCATCTACAGCATGTTTTGGAGTTTTAAGTTCTGCTTCGTGTTGTGCACGAGCTGCCTCTAATGCCCCTAGTTCTTGCTCTACGGGGTCACCTAACAAATCAGTATGAGGTGCACCGTATACTTCTTTAAAACGCTTAGCAAGCGCTGCAAAGTCTTTAAACTTAGTAAACTCGTCTAAGTTATGCGCCAAGTTAAAAATTTCTTCTTTTTTGGCATCGTCATCTTCAAACAGTTCGGATACTTTTGCAAATTCAGACTCTTCGTAGTTAGGAACAGAAATCTGTTTTCCTGTACGAGCATCTGGCATTGTTTTGGCTTGTACTTTGATTTTTAGATTACATCCATTCCACATATCAAATGGGTCAAATTCTTCGTCGTCTTCGTACTCTGGTTTTGCAGCAGCTTCAATTTTCTTAAAAATGGAATAACCAAATTTATAAATCATTACTTTGCCTTCATTGGCTGGAGTAATGGTGTCTTTAATTACATATACATTTGCATAGTATTGTTCAGTGCGGTTAAATTTCTTTGACGTTGTTTTATAAGAGTCGTCACAGGTTTCTGTTGCCATATTCCACAGTGCAGCTTTTACCATAGCAACAGGATCTTCGTTTTTTGCAGATTCTGTTTTTGGAGACGTTTCGTTATACCATCCACCTTTACCATTAAAACCATAGTTAATAGTCTTAACAAACGTCTGTCCATCTTTATTTGGAATGAACCGAACAACTGCATATCCAGCAGGGGATGCCTTCGCGTCAAATCCTGGCTTAAAGATGCGTTCATCTACATGACGTGTTCCAGCAGTCTTTTCAATTTGTTCTTGCAATTGTTTTAGATTGGAACCACGTTTTTTTAGTTGCGAAAAGTCAATCATTTATAAATCCTTCAAGTATATGTTTAATTAGCAGATTAGAGTTTAGCAAATGAACCTATAGTTCATCAAGTAGTTTTTGATAATGTGTTAGATAGAATTAAGTTAATAAACCCAGTTCTTTTGTTTACTTCTTGTATAAAACTTTTCCAGTTTAGTATATCAGTAGATGCAGCTGGTATCAAGTATGTATGTCTAATATTGGTTACTAATAATTCATCAAACGTTAATTTCTTTTTCTTATACATCATATAACCATCTGGGTACTGATCCGTTATAGTGTATAAGTCATATATGAAGTTTTCTTCATTTAAATCTTTATAAAATAATTTTAAATTTTCTATATAATTAATTAGATTATTAATATGTGTTCTATTAACTGGTTGAGTAAAATATAAATGTTTATGTTCTGTATACAAATTATAAAAATAAAGTTTTAAGAAAAGATTTGGATCTGAATATTTAGTAGACTCTTTATGTAATCCTAAAAATATCCATTTGAACTTATGCGAGTTAATTGCGCCGTCTTTTATTTTTGTTTTAAAGTTATATTTAAACGAATCGTAATCATCTGAATGAAAATGCAATAATATAGAATTGTATATCTGTAATACATCATCTCCAGGTAGCATATCAGTCTTCCCAAAGAGTCAATTGATCTGTGTCGTTATCTACTAACAATTTATTTTTCTTTGCTTCTACTTCTAGTTTTTCTTTTAAACGTCTGTTAATTAATTTTGCAATGTCTTCCATCTCTTGATCTGTTTCATTTTCGTGGAAGTATACAATAGTATCAATTAAACTATCAAATCCTAGTTTATGTTGAAGTTCTTCTATATAGATTGAAAATTCTGTTTCCGATTTAAACATGGGCATATAATATACCTTATAACGAATAGTAAAGCGAGCTTTTTATATTACCTGCATTATAATACCCGTTAATTAATATATCAAGCTCATTTATCAAATCAATACTAATTGGAAATGTAATGCTTTCACTTGTCAATGTTTCCATATTAGAAATAACTAGCATACCTTGTTCTGCAAACTTACCAGTCATTTCACACAATGCTCTAGAATATCCAGTGCACTGAACCATATACTCAAAAATCTTTTTTCTTGCATATGATTTAGTAAAATCTATTTTACGTCTAGAGTTTTTATGGTCTAAAATTGTTAGCTTGTTATTAATAGTAACAATGCCGTCAGTGCGACCAGCATATCTTCCCGATGTAGAATATAAAGGAACTTCAACCCCATGAACGACAGTAATTCCATCTAATATACCTTTAGCTCTATTGAACAGTAATCCACCCTGACCCGTAATATCTGTTCTTATTAGTTTATTCATCAAATAATCTTCGCACAACTGATGTAGCTTATTTCCGCGTGTAGTCGACTCTACTTGTATGCGCATTGCTTCTTCTTCTCCAACACGCTCTTTCCATGCAGTAATACCACCATCATCTAATTGTTTCAGTAAAGATGTCATTGACGGATAATTGCCAAATGGAGTCTTATAAAGTCTGATTTCCCCTTCGATAGTTTCTATTTCATCTAATTGAAATAAATCGTGTTCGAATGTTTTAAAACCAAACAATGTAAGACTCCTGTTATTTGTTACTTAACTTTCTTAAACACATCCAATACCCATGCACAATGCGCAGAACGAACACATGGAGCATCTGTAAAATCTACAATCTCTACTTCTGGACGATGTTTACGCAAAGAGTTAATCCACCACTGCAATCCAGAAATTTCACCATTGCGTAAAACTAAATCTGTCTGATCAATATCCCCTGTAATAAACATCCGACAGTTTTCACCTACACGAGTCAAAATAGCCTTCATTGTCTTGACATCGATGTTTTGCGCTTCGTCAAGTAATATAATAGAATTATCAAAAGTGCGTCCACGCACAAAGTTAATTGGCTGTGGCTGGATTTCGTAACACTTCTCGTCTTCTATTTTTCGCTTGACAGCAGTAAACCCAAGCTGTGATGCAAGTCCGTCCTGAAATGGTTGTATGTATGGTGCATACTTTTCCATAATAGATCCAGGAAGAAAACCTAGCTTCTCTCCACATTCAACTGGTGGACGAGTAAGAATAATTTGTTGTGTTTGGTTAGCAAGTAACAATTCAGCAGCAACAGCGGCAGCTAGATACGTTTTACCTGTTCCTGCTGGACCAACACCAATAACATGCTCGTCATTGCGCAGTGCAGTTAAATATCTATCTTGCCAATTATTCTTTGCAACAATTTTCTTTGCTGTAACCTTTGCATTATATTTCTTAATGTCTTCAGGCCACATATCTACAGGAACAACTGAAGCATCCATGTCTTTTAGTTTGTTCAGTTCTCGTTTAGCTTTAGAGTCTCGACTCATGTAGTTACCTCGGAGGGTGTTTTGTTTTGTTACAAACAACATAGCTTAATTGTACGTAACCATCAACTACTTTTTAACGAATATTTTTATCTAAATTTTTACGATAACGTTCCGGTGTTGCATTTCTAATTTCTTGTAATCTATTATTGAAATCGCTATCTGTACGTAGTGCACCTGTTCGATTGTATATGTAACCAATACTAGTAATTACAATTTTGATATGTCCACCACATTCGCAAGGAGTTTCGCAGGGAATATTCCGATCATCTACTTTGGATACACCAGTAAAAGATTTACCGCATGAATCGCATTCGTAACTGTATGATGGCATGTTTAAACTTCCTCCACTTCAGAGTCCAAACGAAAAAATTCAGGAAACGCTCTCTTAAATACCCGCTTGTGGATATCTGGATTTTTTTTATTTTGAATCATTGAAATAATTACATTGTAATCATCTAAAGATAGGCTTTCTAATAACACTTGTAATTTCGGGATCATTTTTGGATTATCTTTATTCTCGTAAATTAAATCCAATTTTTTTGAAGCGGATATCATGTTAATTAAACCGGATTGGTATATTGGAGTTTTATGTTCTGGAATTTTGAAATTAAGCCAGTCTTTATTGTATAACGAATTTACATACCAACGCAGAACTTTATTATCAAACATCTTAAGCACTGCAACTTTATCGTCTACAGTTTCTTCCTTAGATACATTATCTAATATTTCCCATAAGTTTAAATTTCTACCGTGGAATTTAGTTTTCAACTTCGTCTTCCTCAATAATATCTGTATTGATATTTAGTTCGGAATTATTGCCTGGATATGTTAGATAATGACGTTTGCACATATCAGTTAGTTTATTAATTAATTCTTCATATGTAATATTAAATTCGTAGTTAATATGATTTGGTAAAATAGATAGTAGATAATTATATTTTTGATGTGTAATATAACCCTTATCGGGAAAGCAATTTGATATATTTAATTTGTTATTAATTCTTTCCGCAAATATTATTTTATAATGATTACTGGATAATTTATAAATTATAATAGAAATAATTTTATTAAAGTATTTTTCTTTATATTCGTTTAAATTAAAATTAATATGTAAGTTATCGCAATTAATATTATTTGTATTTTCTTCTTCTATTAAGAAGCTGTCTAATGTAAGTGTCATTTTGTATTAACCTCAATTATTTTATATTATATTATTT